ATATGCGCAAAAACAACCGATACGAGGTCGCATGATGGATCAAAACGAGTTCGAAGAACCAACAGAAAACGACAAAGAGTTAACAGCCTTTGTCACTGACCACTGTGACCGCTGGCGAGATTATCGGGACACGAACTTTTTATCCCAATACCTAGAATACGAGCGCATTTTCCGTGGCGAATGGTCTGCGGAGGACAAGACACGCGAGTCTGAGCGCAGCCGAATTGTGACGCCAGCCACCCAGCAGGCAGTCGAGACACGGCACGCTGAGATCATGGAAGCTATCTTCGGTCAGGGCGACTTCTTCGATATCGAGGACGATCTGAAAGACGTTAACGGCAACCCGTTAGATGTCGAGATGCTTAAAGCCCAGTTAACGGAAGATTTTAAGCAGGACAAGATAAGAAAAGCTATCGATCAGATCGAGTTGATGGCAGAAATCTATGGGACTGGCATTGGCGAGATTGTGGTGAAGACTGAGAAGGTCTTTGAGCCAGCTACCCAGCCAATTCCGGGCCAGATGGGGCAAGCAGCTATTGGTGTGGTGGAGAAAAGCCGCATTGCTGTCAAGATCATGCCGGTCAATCCTAAGAATTTCTTGTTTGACCCCAACGGGACAAGCATCGACGACTGCATGGGTGTGGCGATTGAGAAGTTTGTCAGCATCCACAAGATTGTGGAAGGTATTGAGAAGGGCATCTACCGCAAGGTAAACATTACCACTGGCGATGAAGACACTGATCTTGAGCCGACTCAAGAGGTTAGCCAGTACCGTGACGGGAAAGTGCGCCTCTTAACCTATTATGGCCTTGTGCCGAGGGAATACCTGACTGAGAAAGATGTGGAGATAGAAAATCTGTTTCCCGATGACTCGGTTGCAGAGGACTACGCCGACATGGTGGAAGCTATTGTAGTGATTGCCAATGATGGAATGCTACTGAAAGCTGAAGAAAATCCGTACATGATGAAGGACAGGCCAGTTCTGTCCTATCAGGACGATACCGTCCCGAACCGGCTGCTGGGCAGGGGCACGGTGGAGAAGTCCTACAACATGCAAAAGGCGATTGACGCCCAAGTGCGTAGCCACTTGGACTCACTGGCGCTTACCACCAGCCCCATGATAGGGCTGGACGCATCTCGGCTGCCACGGGGCGCTAAGTTTGAGGTTAAACCGGGCAAAGCGTTCTTGGTGAACGGCAATCCATCTGAGATTCTCTACCCGTTCAAGTTTGGCGAAACGAGTCTGAACAATCTCAACACGGCCAAAGAGTTTGAGAGGATGTTGCTTCAAGCCACTGGCACGATGGACAGCCAAGGTATGGTCAGCCAAGGCAACCGTGACGGTGCTGGCATGTCAATGGCAGTAGCGACCATCATCAAGAAGTACAAACGCACACTGGTGAACTTCCAAGAGGATTTCTTGATTCCGTTCATCCAAAAGGCAGCGTTTCGCTACATGCAGTTTGACCCCGAGCGCTATCCATCGGTGGACATGAAGTTCATCCCAACGGCTACGCTGGGCATTATTGCTAGAGAGTACGAGCAGCAGCAGTTCATTGGTCTGTTGCAGACACTTGGCCCTAATACGCCAGTGCTGCCGCTGATCCTGAAGGGTATCTTGACCAATTCCAGCCTGTCCAACAGGTTTGAACTGATTGGAGCGCTTGATCAGATGAGCCAACCCAACCCAGAAGCGCAGCAGATGCAACAAATGCAGCAGCAACTCGCTTTGCAAGCGGCTCAAGCTGCGATTGCGGTTGACACGACTCAGGCCGAGCAGAATCGGGCAGAGGCGCAGAAACTGATGACCGAGACGCAACTGATGCCTGCTGAGACTCAAGCCAAGGTAATTTCTGCATCATCTAGGAACTTACCCGCTGGAAATGAGTCAAGCGAATTTGACAAACGGGTTAAAATTGCCGAGTTGATGCTAAAAGAAGCTGACATCAAGAACAAATCCAAGATAGTTGAACTCCAGATGAACAAAGCTGGTGACATGGAAGACTATTTTCTTGAAAATCTTTCCTCGGAGTTGACAAATGGAAATCGATAAAATTTTTGGTTCTGACGGTGTTGACGCTCTTGGGGGCAACGCACTAGATGCGGTAAACAGCTCCATCTTAGAGGTGAAGGCTCTGCAAAAGCGCAAGGCTTCAGAGAACGTGAAAGTAGTTGTCCAGGCGCTAAAGAAGATTGAGTCCAATCTGCAAGACAAGTATGACGGTGTTACCGCAGTTATTGAAGATCGTGTGGCCTCGATCAAGGACGGCAAAGACGGGCAAAACGGGGTTAATGGTCGAGAGGGAAAAGACGGTAGACCCGGACGAGACGGCGCAGTTGGCCCACGGGGTACAAACGGCGTAGACGGGCGCAACGGTATCGACGGCACAGATGGCGTTTCCGTCACTGACGCGCACATTGACTTTGATGGCAGCCTGATTATTGATCTATCAACGGGCCGTGCTATCAACGTGGGCGAAGTAGTCTCACAAGACCTAGAAGAACGCATCAAAATTATTACCAGCGGAGGCGCAGGGGGCGGCGGTGGCGGCGGTAGTGGCACGGTCACGAGTGTTGCAACTGGCACAGGTTTGACAGGTGGCCCAATCACCACAACTGGAACTGTTGCCTTAGCAAACACCGCTGTGACGGCAGGGGTTTACACCGCAGCAAACATTACTGTTGATGCTCAAGGAAGAATTACAGCCGCTGCAAATGGCAGTGGCGGCGGCGGCGGCACAGTTACCAGCGTTGCCGTTTCTGGTGGCACAACTGGGCTAACCGTTTCTGGTAGCCCAATTACTACATCGGGAACCATCACCTTGGCGGGTACGCTAGCAGTACTTAACGGCGGCACAGGAGTGACTACAAAGACAGGAGCAGGCGATGTTGTGCTGTCCACCAGCCCCACATTGGTGACGCCTGTTTTGGGTACACCACAATCAGGTAATTTAATTAATGCTACGGGGCTTCCAATTACTACAGGGGTTTCTGGTTTAGGCGCTAACGTTTCCACGTTCCTTGCCACCCCTACTTCCGCTACTTTAAGAACTGCGGTGACTGACGAGACAGGTACGGGTTCTTTGGTCTTTGCCGCAAGCCCTACGCTGGTTACCCCCATACTTGGCACCCCACAATCAGGCACGCTAACCAACGTCACTGGGCTTCCAATTACTACAGGGGTTTCTGGTTTAGGTGCTAATGTTTCCACGTTCCTTGCTACACCCACATCTGCTACTTTGGCTGCTGCGGTCACGGATGAAACAGGTACGGGAGCGCTAGTGTTTGCTGCAAGCCCTACACTGACTACACCCATACTCGGCACCCCACAATCAGGTACTCTGACCAACGCTACGGGGCTTCCGATATTAAGTGGGACTACCGGAACACTAACGGTAGCCAGAGGCGGCACAGGAGCCACAACGCTCACGGCTAACAACGTGCTGCTGGGCAATGGCACTTCTGCGCCATTGTTTGTTGCTCCCGGCACAAGCGGGAATGTGCTGACCTCAGACGGTTCGACTTGGACGAGCGCTGCGGGTGGTGGCGGTGGTAGCGCAACTCTGACTATCTCCGACAAAACAGCAGCCTACACCGTTGTTGCTGGTGATCTTGGCGCGGTTATTAACTGCACTAGCGGCACGTTTACTGTAAGCCTGACTGCTGCCGCAACGCTTGGTGCTGGGTTCAATGTAACTATTTGGAATACAGGCACTACTGCTTCAAACGTAATCACGATTGACCCCGCTGGTGCAGAAACAATTGATGGTAAAGCAACGCGAATTCTTAGGCGCGGTGAAGGGATGCAAGTTGTCTGTAACGGGACTAACTGGCAAACTGGCAATAAGAAAGTAATGCGAGGGTATGCTGAAAACTTAGATACTAGTGGTTCTGCCCCGCTTGCGTCAGGGGAAAACGGTGTAGCTATAGGACTTGTATCTACCGCATCTGGTAGTTATTCTTTTAGCGCTGGATATAACCTAACAGCTTCTGGGCAAGGGTCTACCGCTTTGGGTATTGGATACTCGGGCGCTATCACAGCGTCCTCTAGCTACTCAACTGCGCTCGGTACAAATAGCGCGGCAAACGGCTCTCAAGCAGTAACAGGCGCAGGAGCAATGGCGTTGGGCGGCAGCTACGCATCAGGCACGGACAGCTTTGCTGCTGCGATTGGAAATAATACTGCCACCTATGGAGCGCAAGGGGCTAACAGTGTTGCGATTGGGAAATTATCTAAAGCCACAGGAACAAGCTCAATTGTTGCGGGTGGAGATACTAATACAGCCTCTGCTGTTTACGCAACA